GAGGCTGACCAAGAACTTAGAATTAAAGGAGATGGTATTTCTATAACTGATGTTAGTATTGGTGGTGGTTTTACCATTACTGATGATGGTGCTTTTATTACTGGTCCTCTAAAAAATACTGGTACTTTAGAATTGTCAGGGGGTGGTATTCCCGGAGTTATTGCTCTTTCAAATAGTCTGAATGGTACTACTTATGGAAATCTTAAAGTATACCCCGGTCTTGTGATAGATGCTCCACAAATTAACTCGGATATAGAATTCACAGGTAATGATGGAGGTACTGCAATAACTGCTCTTACCCTTGATATGTCTGACGCAGGTACTGCAATATTTAACAATGACGTAAAATTAAGCGATAGTGAGATACAAGGAGTAACTAGATATACAACATCTCTAACTGGTATGAATCCAGCTACGAATTTTGCTTATAATATATCAATGCAAATGTATTATGATGGTAGTGATAACTATATAGAGGCTCTTGGGCGAGGTAGTTTAGGGTCAACGGAAGATGTAGGTGACTTAATTATACAAAATACTAATAATGACCATGATGTATTAATAAAAAGTGATGACGGTTCTGGAGGTTTAACTACATACTTTCAAGCAGATGGTTCTAGTGGTCAAGCCAAAATGATGTACTATGGTTCTACCAAAATACAAACGACATCAACTGGTGGTTATGTAGCAGGTAATCTTCAGATAACAGGTGGTAATCTTTATGGTGCTAACCAAGCTGACTACATAGCAATAGGTGCTAATGATATTGACTTTTACATCAACAGCAGTAATGAATTTCGTATGGAATCAGATGGTGACTTCCATGCAGATGGTGACGTAATTGCTTACTCAACAACTGTATCAGACGAAAGACTAAAGACAGACATTGAGAAGATTGAAAATGCTACAGACAAAGTAAGTCAGCTTAATGGTTACACATTCACATACAAAGCTGATGGTAAGAAATCAGCAGGTGTTATTGCACAAGAAGTAGAAAAGGTTCTACCAAGTGCAGTAAGCGAGAAAGAGTTGCCATTGAAGACAGATGATGGTGTGGCATATAAGACTGTACAGTACGACCAAATCATAGGTCTGTTAATTGAATCAATTAAAGAACTTAAGCAAGAAATTAATGAATTAAAAGGAGCTTAGTAAATGGCACTACCTGCAGTTGGCTCACAGATAAGTTTATCACAAATTCAAACAGAATGGGGTGGCTCTAACCCTATACAGTTATCTGAATATTATGGTAAAGGTAATGCCTCAGCTTCTGGTCAAATCACTATGTCAGGCGACTTTGGTGGCACTACTGCTCCAACGGAGATAACAAGTAGTGCTCAAGAAATTACAGTATCAAATTACATATCTTCTGGCGAAACATTACAAATCAACAGTGGTGTATATATTTGGTCAGATAGCACATCTACTGCAGGAATGACAATCAATATACCTTGTACCATAATTAATAATGGATACATAATTGGTAGAGGTGGAAATGGATTTAATCTTACTGATAATAATGGAGGACCTGCAATTAACGTAACATCATCAGGTGTAACTATTATCAACAACTCAGGTGCATTCATCGCAGGAGGTGGCGGCGGTGGAGGTAGAGGTAGAAATGGTGTTGGTGGTGGTGGAGCCGGTGGTGGTTCTGGTGGAGCAGGTGGAGGAACTGCAGGTGCAGGTGGCTCTATAGGTAACTCAGGAAGTAATGGTTCAGGTACTGGCTCAGGCTTTGGAGGTGGAGCAGGAGGTGGTGGCTCTGCTACAACATTTGCAGGAACAGGTGCTGGTGGTGGAGGTGGAAGAATTTTGCCCGGCACTGGAGGTGCAGGAGGTAGTAATAGTGGACCGGGTGGAGCAGGTGGCTCTGGAGGTAATCCCGGTTCTAATGCATCCAATGTTGGTGGAGACATGGGTGGCGGCGGAGGCGGCGGAGGCTGGGGTGCTCCCGGTGGTGTAGGATATTACCCAACTAGCTCTGCTAATCCGGGTGGTTCAGGTGGTGCGGCTATAACAGGCACATCAAGGACATTAACAAATAATGGAACAATTTATGGCTCTACATAAAATAATAGTTAACAATAATACTGCAGAATGTTTAGGTTCAGTTTCTGATGGCGTTTTACCTAGTGATTTAGACTCAAGTATTTGGAGCTTGCAAAATTATAATTATGATGACCCAGACACTCAACTAGAGCCGATTAATTATAGTCAATGGGAAACTGTTGCCAAGGTTACTATGTTTTTTAAAGATGACGATTTGACATTAATTCCATGAATGTAGTTAATTTTAAACCTAATAAAAAAAGTTTTAAAAATGCAGAGTATAATTATTGGGTTTTTGAAAATGCCATTAATGAAGAAATTTGCCAAGATATAATTAATTTAGGTAAAGATAAATGGCAAGAGGCTAAGGTACAACGTAATGTTGTCTCAGAAAAGTCATTAGACGAAAAATCAAGAAGAAGTGATGTAGTTTGGTCAAATGATAAAGGGCTTTACGATATGTGTTGGGATTACATTAATACTGCAAATACAAATTCAAATTGGAATTTTAATGTAGATGCATGTGAACCTATACAAATTACTAGATATAAAACAAATGGTCATTACGATTTTCACTTTGATGGTAACGGATTTACTGTATATAACATGCCTAACAATAAATTTTTACATCGCAAAACAAGAAAGTTATCCATGACTATAGTGCTGAATGAAGATTATGAAGGTGGTGAGTTTGAATTTTTTGACGAAAAAAGATTAATTAAAGAAAAAACAGGAACTGTTATAGTGTTTCCATCCTATATTGTGCATAAAGTTAGACCAGTTACCAAAGGTATAAGATATTCTTTAGTCGCATGGTTTTGTGGAGAGCCTTTTGTATGATAGAAACAAAGGATAATTTTTTAGATGATGCTACCTTTGAAAAATTCGTAAGAGAATTTACTAGTGACAAATTACAATGGTTTTTGCAACATAATATTGTTGATGATGATGGTCATATACAAATGACACACGTTATTTATGACTATAAAACACCACAAAGTTACATGTGGAATTTTGTACAACCTATAGTTAATCAGTTAAATATATGTAGCGTAATAAGAATTAAGGCAAATTTATTATTTAGAACAGAAAAAATTATTGAACATGGGATGCATATAGATATACCAGAAGCACCTAGTATTGCTAAAACTGCTGTATTCTATCTTAATACAAACAATGGTTACACTAAATTTGAAGATGGCACTAAAGTAGAAAGTGTGGCAAACAGAATAGCTATTTTCCCTAACACTTTAAAACATACTGGTTCAACTAATATTTGTAAAACGCCTTATAGATTAGTATTAAATTTAGATTACATTGAAAGTGAAGATACATATTCTGTACTTTACCCAAATGCACCTAAGTTGTCTAACAGTTATAATGATTAAAAAAGGAGATACATAAAATGGCAGTAACTTGGAATATAGAAGATATGACGAGAGATTTAGTACAAGGAGAATATACAGATATTGTTACTTCATTACAATTTAAAGTAAAAGATTCTGACGCAAATGGTAACAGTCATGAAGTTAAAGGAACAGTAAATGTAGAGCTTGTAGGAACACCAACACCATATGCAGATATTACTGAAGCACAAGCTATAGGGTGGGTAAAAGATGCTTTAGGTGCAGACTTTGTTGCGTCAATAGAAACAAACATTGCAACAAAAATAAATGCTCTAGCAAACCCAACAACAGCAAGTGGAATATCTTGGTAGTGAAAATGGAAATGAGACCTGAACTCAAAGTACAAATGGAACTAGATGCACATGAGAAAGAATGTGCCATCAGATACCAAACAGTCAATGACAAGCTAGAAGGTTTAGACAAAAGAATGTGGCGAATAGAAGCTATGTCTATGGTGGGTACACTTGGTGTGGTAGCTTTGATTGTCGCAATAGTTATGAAATAAGGAATACGATATGGCAATGTTTAAAGGCTTTAAGCCACAAGGATTACAAAAGATAGCTAACCGTATGGGTTATACAGGTAGCTTAGAAGGCTTTAACAGTTACTTGCAACAAAACCCTGACAAGCAGAACATGATGAATATGTACACTCAACAAGCACAGAAGATGGCTCGTGGTGGTGCTGTACGTAAAATGCAAGAAGGTGGTATTCCTCTTCCTGACCCTAACAATCCTGTAGCTCAAATTATTGAAAATGAAACTAATGATGATTATTATATGGGTCCTGCTCTACCAACACCTTCAACTGAACTGCCTGATACTGTTACAACAACGACACCTCCCCCTACAACAACTACAAATCCTTTACCTCAACAATACATTCCACAAATTGATGATGAATACTTAGGTGTGCCTGATGAAAATGCTGACCCAGATGCACCATCTACAGGTGGTAGCATAGGTGACATTACAGGTAAACTAGCATTTAATCCTGCTTTACCACAAGGTGCTACTGCTGTTCCTGTAGGTGTAGGGCAATCCCCTGACCAAATGTTAGGACAAGATACAGGTCAAGTGTCAGGCACTGTTTCTGTACCAACAGCTATGGCTACAACAACTATGGCTGAACAGCCTAGTGTTACCGATGCTAATCTTGTGACACCTGAAACTATAGCAACTGAAGTTAACTCCTCTTTAGATGCACTTCAAGCTGCTCAGACAGACCCAGATGACCCAAGAGCTAAAGTTCTTGCAGCACAACAAACAAAATCTGCTGTTTCTGATTTAGAGGCTGCACAAGGTACTGCCTTCATAATGGAAAATCCTGTACAACGTGAGATACAGGATGGTGAGTTAATTAGTGGTGTAGCAGATGCTGAGAAGGCAGCTAAGTTTACTGAACAGATTCAGGCTGCGACAGCTACTCCTAGTGAGAAAGCTACTGTACAAGGACAACTAGCACAGCTTACTGCTAACTTTGATGCAAACAATCCACCCCCTTGGGCGGCAGGAACATTACGTGCTGTACAAGGTCAGTTAGCTGCTAGAGGTTTAGGTGCTTCTTCAATGGCAGGTCAAGCACTTATACAAGGTGCACTAGAAGCTGCCTATCCTATTGCACAGGCAGATGCACAGACGCAAGCACAGTTTGAAACACAAAACTTATCCAATAGACAGCAAAGAGCAATGCTTGCTGCACAGCAACGTGCACAGTTCATAGGACAAGAGTTTGACCAAGCATTTCAGGCAAGAGTACAAAACTCTGCTAGAATTGGTGATATAGCTAATATGAACTTTACAGCAGAGCAAAATATAGCTATGGAAAATTCTCGTGCTGTTAACACTATGAAATTGCAGAATTTAAGTAATAGTCAAGCTATGGTTATGGCTGAAGCAGCTGCTTTATCTGATTTAGATATGGCTAATTTAAACAATAGACAGCAAGCTGCTGTACATAATGCACAAGCATTTTTGCAGATGGACATGGCTAACTTATCTAATCAACAACAAACAGATTTATTTAAAGCACAGCAAAGAACACAGGCATTGTTTACAGATCAAGCGGCTACTAATGCTGCTAGACAGTTTAATGCTTCTAGCCAAAATCAAGTAGACCAATTCTTTGCTAGTTTATCTTCACAAGTGGCACAATTTAATGCTACTCAAGCAAATGCACAGTCACAGTTTAACGCAGGTCAAGCTAATACAGTAGAAAGATTTAATGCTGAATTAAACAACCAACGTGACCAATTCAATGCACAGAACCAACTAGTGATAGCTCAAAGTAATGCTCAATGGAGAAGGCAGATTGCTACAGCAGATACAGCTGCTATAAATCGTGCTAACGAATTGAATGCTAGTGCTCTACTAAATATCTCTAAAACTGCATATGATAACTTGTGGCAACATTATGGTGACACTATGGAATGGGCATGGACATCAGCAGAAAATGAACTAGATAGAATTGTTAAGATAACAACTGCTGAGATAACTGCAGATGCAGCGACAAAGGGATATGAGTTACAAGCTGATGCAAAAGCATCTTCTGGTTTAGGTTCAATGATAGGAACTATACTTACAGCAGGTTCTAACTCTTTAATAGGTAGAGCTTTTAGTGGATTCTGTTGGGTTGCTAGAGAGATATATGGACCTTCTAGTCCAAAATGGGTTCTCTTTAGAGCTTGGTTAGATAAAGATGCTCCATCATGGTTTAAGTGGTTGTATGGTAAGTATGGTAAACAAATTGCTCTGTTTATCAAAGACAAGCCTACATTTAAAAAGGTCATAAAATACTTTATGGATAAAGTTATTGAAAATCCACGTTATAAAAATGAAATTAGGGAGGGGTACAAGAATGTTCCAAACATACAGGAAAGCTAATCGTAAGTCTTGGTTTGCTATAGATAATCAGATAAAAAACAATGAATTAGAAATACCTAAAACTGAAAATAAAAAAGTAAGTCTGCTTAAAAAACCTGACACGGATAAACCTAACAATAAAGTTACCCCTACTGCTGAATATGTCTTGGCAATTCGTCAAGCTGTGAATAAAATGAAGGGCTAAGATATGATACAAAATGAACCATTATTAGATGCTCCTATACCCGGTCAATCTTTAACTGCAGAGTTAGGTGCTAGACCGTGGCAACAGAAATCTGAATTGCAAACTCTTGAAGATGCTATTGAATATTATATACCTAAATTAGGTGACCCTTCCACAATAAATACCACATTACGAATTATAGAGAGTGGAGCATCCTTAACTGCTATAGCTGAAGTATTTACGTTAAATGGCACAATGGAAGGTAAGCACACTGTTGATGTTGCTGTCCTTGTGAATCCTGTAATAGTTGAGTTTCTAAAAGGTCTAGGTGATTTAGCAGGTATAGACTATACTATAGATGCTGATGAAGAAAACAAAAGTGATGTTACACCATTAGATGCAACTGAAGCAGAGCAAGAGTTACTTAAAGATGAAGATGTTGAAGATTTAATGGAAGATGTTATGGAAGGTACTTCTGAGATTAAAGACATATCAGAAGAAAATGAGGTTGAGCCTAAAGGTTTAATGGCTAGAAGGAGTTCTTAATGGGTTTAAGTGCATTTCAAAAGTTTGCTATAGCTGGTGGTGAAGCTGCTAGAGTAGTAAGGGAAACTGAAAGTAAACAAATGGATGG